AAAATTAGGGCCTTTGTACTTAACTTCAGCGTCTGTCATTTGCTGTACAAAGCGCTTATGAAGGCGTAAACGCCTAGCATTGTAATGATTAGGGTAAGTTAATGCACGACGTTGAATCAAGGCTTGTAGATGCTTAAAACGACTTGATTGCTCAGTAGGACTGGATGTCAAAGGAATAACCTCTGCTCTACCCATTAGAATTTTTAGACGCTGAGCTACAGCATCTCCTACTCCATTTGAGTCAACCCCGATTGCAAGTACGTCATAGTTTGAGAGGAAGTTAACAATCTGGAAATACTGTTCTTCCCAGTCATCGCCCTGCAGTTCAAGCCAGTTGAGAATTCGATGGTCGAAATAGCCAAATTCATCTGGTCTATCCCAGTCAACCCAGACAACGGTTACAACTGTGGAGTCCATCTTACGGGCGGGGTCAATGCCAACTACCACAGGTGTACGGTGCCACGCCTTAACGGTTTCTTGTGAGGTATCACCAAGCTCATCCATAATGGTAGAGGTGACGAACATGCCTCGCTCAAGAAGCCACTTGCAGCTATATGACATCTGGAACTCATCTGAGTCCTCGCCAATGCGCAGCATCTCTTTCTTGATGAACTTACCGTAGTTCTCGTTAACCTTAGCGACATCTCTCCAGTCCCACTCAAAGTGGTTTTTACGGGAGTTGCTACCAGTCTGTCTACGCTTGTTAAGCTGGATGCTCTTATAGAAGTTGTTCTTGTGCGTTGTAGGTGTGCCTGTCTTCACCATCGTTCCTGAGTAGTACGCAAGCATAGGGGAGATGGATTTGGAGACCACGAAGTCATCTGCCTCTTGACACTCATCAATAACGATGAGATGGAAGGACTTAGATTCAATCTTAGCTCTAGGGTTAGCTGTCATCATCATCAAGCTACTGCCTGAGTTTTTAAGTTTAATCTGTCGAGTTACGCCTGGCACCTTGCCTAGGGAGTCGTCAATCTCAGGGTCGCCTAGAATCTCAAGTGCCCGCTCAGAGGTGAGGCGGTTAACCGTACGACCAAAGAGTGTTTCTACCTGGCCCTCAACTGGGGCAAACATACCAATCCAGATGCCGTCTTTGAACTTGCCTAGAAGGTCTGGGTACATCTTGGCTAGGCGTGGGAGTAGTACCATAAGCGTAGCTACTGTATTAGCAATGGTCTCTGACTTGCCTGACTGACGTGCGGCAAGGGCGGTGATTTCTTCACCGTCGTTAATGATTACTGACTCGATAACCCTACGCGCCAATGGCATCTGGTAAGGGTGGAGCTCATGGCCTACAAGGGCAGTCTGGAACTGGATGCAACGGTCTACAAGCTTTTTGACAAACTCTTTAGAGAGCTCATCAAGCTCTTCTATCTCTTCTTCGGGAGCCAGGTCCTCATCTTCATAGTCGTCTGGTAAGAACTGCTCTTCGTCGTAGTCGTCTATTAGTTCAGTCATCGTAACCCTAAGTTTAGATTAAAACAAAAAGCCTGGGCGTTTAAACCCAGGGCTCCTTGTTGCCACTACGGGGAGAGGAAGAGAGGCGGTATTAGTGTATCACAAAGTCGACAAATCTATTTACGGGCGTGTCGAGCGCCGATTCAACTCATCTACAACTGCGTGAAGAGCCTCAGCTCCTAACAGGGCTTCGTCTAAGTAAACCTGTTCTCTGTTCTTGCCATAGGCACTCATACAACGGCCTACCTCATAGATAGACTGTTCAATCCACATCTCAAGCTCTGCTGTAGGAATCTTGGCTACTCTCTTAGATACCTTTTCTGAGAAGGGCTTTATCCAAATAGTTTTACTTCTCCCGAACACGGGCTACCCCTTCCTCATCTGTTCTAGCTCGCATAGCTTTGCTAATAATCTCATCAACCTCTTCGTCAGTAAGCCACTCTGGGTCTTTAACTGTCTTGAAGAGAAGGCCTACGTAATAGCCTGGGATGGTGAATGGTACGCGAAATACCAAACAGTGCCCTACTCGATAAGGCATATCTGTCTCTTGGGTTTTACCTACCTCTACGATAGGTAAAGGCTTTCTATGGTAGTAGTTTAGCTTTCCTACGTATAGTGGTCCGAATGTTTTCATCTTACTCCTGGGGTCCGAAGAATATATCTGTCCAAGTCGGTACTCGAGGTAACGGCTCTTTGTTCTGTATCCTACTAGCTTGAGATGCGGAATAGCTAAATCGCTCTTTTGTGCCACCTGATAAAGCATCCGTGTTGGCTGGGCCGTGAGATGAGCAAGCCTGCTCCAGGATTGGCAGATACTTATTGGTTGAGCTGCTGTTCTTTAGACCCATCCATACTTCTACGGATACGTCTTCATACTGCCACCAAGCGCCGCTTCTAAAGACAATGATGACGGTGTTGGTGTTGTGGTTGTAGCCAATCGTGTAAGCGCGTGGCCTGACTGGGTTTGCAGTAGGGGCGGTTAATACCTCAGTCCCTACATCCTTGACTTCATTAGGGAGCTCAATAGACCAATCTCCAGGGTTATCACTGGAGACTTGAGCCTCAGGGTTGTTATCAGAGGTGTTACGTTCGTAAGCATTTAAGTTCTGTTCTCTGGCACTGGTAAGCTCCTGCATAGCCTCTTCAAGGCTTCTACGCAGCTTATCCCGATTGCTGTTAGCCATTATTCCTCACAAACGTGGTCTTGTGTCTCCGTCTCAAGTACTTTAACAAAACAGAGAGAGCAGCGCAAGTAACGTGGCGGGTTATAGTCATTCTGAACTGTAGCCCCTAAAGGCATATCCCCGCCATACTCAGACGTGTCGTAGCTATCCGTAATGAGCTCTGGCTCCTGCAGTATCTCCTGCGGGAAAGGGCCCTTAGGACTCATAGCCATAGAGGGCACTGGGTGCACCTGTACGGCTTGTCGTTGAGTTATTCTCACGACTACTCAGCTGGGGTTTCTTCAACCTCTACTGGCTCAGCGGTCTTCTTAGACTTTGCTGCCTTTACTGGCTCAGCTACTGGAATCTCAAACTGGCCTTCCGCAGCACGTGTGCTGAGGGATGCTGGTAGGCAATCTCCGCAATAGCTGACAGGGTTAGCGCCTGGGTCAGATACAAGGTACATAGCGTCGTTAACGCAGTTATCGCATTTCATAAAAACCTCCTATAGGTGACTAACAGTATAGACGAAAAAAGGGGGCAAGGTTACCCTTGCCCCCTAGTTTCAGTAAGTTACTTGGAAGCGCCAACTCCGAATGCGCCGTCCTTTGGGTTAAGTGCGCGGAGTAGTGGGCCTGCTACTGAAGCGATAGCCGCGCTACCTAGGGCCTTACCATCATGGTTTCCAGCCAAGTACATTGCAAGAACAGCTGAAACAGCGGTACGGGCATATGATGCCGCTGCTGCTTGAAGTGCCTTTGAGTTCATATTTCCTCTTTCGTAGATGAATCCCCGTTAGGGGCCATTTAAATAATAGCAGACGTTCTGTTAGCCGTGCTCTTTTATGTGTTGCTCGAACGCGCCCTCTAGCTTAGAGAGCTTGTCGCCTATCTCTACCTGGCGCTCAGTCAAGTTCTCGAGCATAGGGATAATCTGTAGGCTAATCTTATCGTGCACTGAACCACCGCCATTAGGAGTAAGCTCGTGGATTGCTGGTGCCATTGTCTTCTTCAGCTCTTCAGACTGTTCTTGTAGCACGTGATGGATAGCCTTCTTTGCTATGAACCAAATCACACTGCCGAGAGCGCCTGTAACGAAGGTATATGAGTAAATGACTGTTGCCCAGTCTGATGATGACATCGAATGTCCATTCTTAATTGTCGCTAAGGTTACGCTTAGTAAGAATGGTTGTCCGTGTGTGAGCTCAAGAATTGCTGATAGATAAAGTTTTACACATAATAATCGTCTTTTCTCCCTAAACTCGACGTTATAACTTGACACACGCCGTAACTCTTTGGTTTGCTAGTACATGACAGAGGCTCCAGCAATGGGGTCTTAGCCAACTGAGAGGAGCAGCGATGCTCAATATCAGACTTAATCTAACGATTAATCTACGGAAAGTGGGGGCGGCAGTAGCGGCAGGGTTTATCTTCCTATCGCATCTAGTCTCTCCTGCGTATGCACTAACCGCAGTAACTGTACCTACAGAGAAGACAGTGACAGTCTCCCTTACGTACCTAACTGTGAAGACAACAAGAACCCAAGCCCAACAGGCTTTGGTTAGCGGGTACTCGAAGTACTTTGACCCAGAAGCCTTAGCGTTTCTGACAATGTATGGTTCAGGTCAATCCATGACTGAGTGGAAGTGCTTGCGTAACATCTGGCAACATGAAAGCCATTTCAACCCTAAAGCCCGTAACATGCACTCTGGGGCTTTGGGCATAGCACAATTCTTGCCAAGCACGTGGGGTAACTATAAGGTTGCCCAAACGACCGACGCTGGTCTACAAATTAAATACGGGCTACATTACATCGAAAAACGATATGGGAGTATCAGTGACAAGTCAGGTACATGTAATGCTTGGAAGTTTTGGCAAAAGCACGGGTGGTACTAACGCCCCTTACTTTGACGGCACCCAGCCGTGTGCGGAGACTGACCCAGAGATATTCTTCCCTGAAAAGGGTTGTAACGGCTCTGAGGTGCGTCTAGCGATAAATATATGTAAACGATGCGAGTTCCAGGCTCCGTGCCTGGAATACGCCCTTCAGGAGCCTCAGGAAGGCATCTGGGGCGGTACTACGTACCAACAACGTAAAAGACTCAGGCGACTTAGAAGAGCTAGTTAAAACAGAAAAGCCCCCGCGTGAGCGGGGGCTTTTTTGCTTGTGTAAGAACTATGCCCAAGAAGTCATAGTGATTGTTGTACCAAGTGCGATTGAAGCTGCACCTGCTGCAACAGACTGTGTCTTTACTGTGCCAGAAGCACCAGTGAGCTTTGTACCAGGTGTGATTGCGCCTGTGTCTGCAACAGTCCATCCTGAACCAGCGATGACGAGTGTGCTGCCTGAGCCACCAGTTACAGTCCAAGTACCAACGAGTGCTGCTGGGATACCTGTACCTGTAGCGATTGTTACCTTTGTACCTACAGGCCATGTGCTTGTTCCACCAGAGACAGTCACTGTAGCTGCAGTAGTTGAGGTGACGTTAATCTGGGTTGGCTGTGTAGCGGTATTAGTCACACCAGTTGTATTGGTGATGTTAGCTGCGATGTAACCAGCATCCTTAAGGGCGTCAAGACCGAGAGCGGTTGTGAGACCAAGGATTGAAGGGATTGTCATGTAGGCAGTTCCACCAACGAATGAACCATCAGCTGCTGTTAGAGCATCTGAACGCTGTACGATACCGTTGTTGATGTTGATGAGTGAGCCAGCTGTGCTGTTGGTTACTGTGAAGTAATCACGAGTAGCCTTAGCAACTGTAGCTGAAGTGAGGTTGAAGCCGTTGCAGCCTGTGATGTCTACAGTATCTCCAGCACTAAGTGTGTTGAATGCCTGGTAGGTAATAGTTGTGCCATCGCCATCAACCTGTGTGATGTTGAACTTACCTGTAGCAGCGATGAAGCCTGGGTATCCAGCCCAACCAGTTTCTGCACGGACATGGTTGTCTGCAGGAACTGTGGTGCTTAGACCGTTCCACAAAGACTTAGAGATGTCTGTGAAGCTGAGGTAGGTTGAAGCCTTGTCAGTGGTTGTTGAGTATCCTGTGTCAGCGCCTACGCCTGGGATAAGGCCGATTACGCCTGTAGCAGCAGCGGTTGCGCCTGTAACAGCAGAACCTGTAGCTGCGTTAGTTACTGTGAAACCTGTGTAGGCTCCAGCTGAACCTACTAGTGAGGCAACGCGTACGTTGGTAAGGTTGAAAGCAGAAGTTGAAAGACCTGTGATTGACACAGTCTCGCCAACGGTGAATGTGTTAGCGGCTGTGTAGGTTACGGTTGTGCCATCAGCAGATGCAGCTGTGACTACAGCTGACTGGTTCTGGACAACAGTTGAGCCTGTGGTTCCGCCTGTAGCATTGAAGCTAGATGTTTCTGAACGAACATCGTTAGGCTGTAGTGGGAAGTTACCCCACACGAAATCTACGGCTACGTTGCCAGACGAATCTAGCAAGTGACCATCGTTATTTGTTGCCATTAGTGACCTTTTTCTCTAGAGAGGTGAGCACCTGATATCGGGGGTGCACCACTATTATCTCTATGAAATACTGCAGGTGTCAGGCTTAACCTTGGGTAGTTGTGTCCTCGGCTGGAGGTGTGGTGACTACTCCAGGGGTAGTTGATGGGGCTGGGTGGAATGTCCGTGTGTGCTCATCATAGGTGCCGTTTAGCTGAACAGATTGAGGGTCGGCTTCCAGCAGGTCAGTAATCTCGATAATCTTAGGCTCGCTAAGAAGAACCGCTGCCAGGCGTGGGTCTGTGTGCATGATGTCGATTACAGTACCGTCAATGATAAAAGCCAACTTATGCGGCGGAAGTACCTCAGGCGCGTTGTAGTCGCTATGGTCGCGGTTGATTTCGTCAGTCATTTATTGCTCCTCTGTGATTGAGACTTTAACTACTTCCCACTTGTGCAATGGGCAATAGGCATTAGGTAGCTTAACCTTAGCGGTCATAAAACACCCGCATTCTTTACAGGTCTTTGTTGCTTGAACTAGCTCAGGGCAGCTCAAGCAGATGGCGTATCGCTCGTCTGCTATATCTGTCTGAACTCGTCCTAGGTTCTTGTTAAAGAGGTCCCAGGGGCGAGCTGGTCTGTCAAATGGGTCTGCCATATTATGCTCCTGTTGAGAAGTTGTCGACGGTAGAACTTTGTAAGTTGGGACTGTAGGCCTTAACTATACCAAAGTTAGTGCCCTTTGTGCCAGTGTTTGTTGCGGTTTGAGCTGAGCCAAGAGAAGTAGTAAGACCCGTATCTGAATAGGCTTGAGAGGTTAGGGTGTTACCAGAAGTCGTGACCTTAATAGCTGCCACTGGGGTAGTAGTAGATAAGTCTGGGGAAGTAGAGTAGACCGTATAGCCAGCTCCTGTGCTTGAGGAGTAGATAATTTGGGTGTAATAGTGGTTGGTATAGGTGGTACCTGTACAGGTTTGATACGCTGTATAAGAACCTCCCCCAGTATATCCACTTGGGCAAGAACAGGCTGATGGCGCAGGGTAAGAGTATCTAATGTACAAACCGCCCCCTGTGTCTGGTGAGTTACAGGTACAACTGTTTAGAGCTGGGGTATACGTACTTGAAGTAGTTCCACAGTTACAGTTACTAGGTGCTGTTCCTGGGTCAGGTGTGTGAGAACAAGTAGAGCTAGCGCCCCCGCCAGTGTCCCCAGAATTACAAACATAGATATAACAGTTAGTACCAGATAAATGATAGGGTGAGTCGCAGGCATAACAGTTAAGGCCAATTTGCGTTCCAGTTGTACAGGCTGATGAACAGGCGTTACCTGTAGCATCTGCTTTACACACACCTGAGTAGTTTGTATACGGGCAGCTATTGCTAGGATTTGCTGCGTCTGAAGCGGTGCAAAAACGAGTAGTCACTACCGCAGTTCCTACTAAACCACTAAAGGCATATTGGTTTGTAGCGGAGTAAGTGGTAGTAGCACAGGCAGTACAGGTAATATGAGTACAGTCAGCGCAATAGTACTGTGAGCAGCTGTAGCAAGCGGTATACGGGTTGCAGCTATAAGTATAAGTTGATGAGGTTTGAGTAGAATAGGCGATACTTCCCCACCAACTACCTGCGGCAGTAACCCAAACAGAAACACCAGTTCCTGGATTTACACTTGCTGAGGTTGTAGTATCTGATAACCCTAGTGGAACATACGCTACAGCTCCAGCTGTGGTAGTAGATATTGAGTTATCCGATTGTGCTTGGCTACCGTTTGCAAAAAAAGCACCAAAAAGGTTAGCCCAAGCAATACCTGAAGGTGTCTGACCTAAAGAGCCAGTTGTTGTTCTTGTGAAGGCATCAGTAATTAAAGATACAAACCACTGGCGCCAGGTACCACCGACTTTTACCTGTGCTGTAGAGGCATAACGCCATACCCCACCGACTTTTACCTGAATGCTACTTATTGCTTTTGTAAAGTCACCAGCAACTTTTACTCTACCGCTCATTGTTCACCGTCCATTATACGTATGTAATCCAGATGTCCCCATCAATTCCGCCTGATGCGGTAGTGCTAGTTGATACAAAGATGTTACGGACAACGCCAGAAGCTGTTGAAGCTGTGGTAACTGTGCCGTTTGTTTGAGAAACATAAGAGGTAGTAGGTGCTACCCAAGTTGCAGTTGTACCGTTACTTGTAAGCACTGTGCCGTTAGAGCCTATACCGATACGGCTAACTGCTCCAGCGCCAGTTCCAACAATCAAGTCTCCAGCTGTTGTGACAGTATTTAGAGGAATCTTGGTGGTATCTGTAGGAGTAGCCCAGGAAGCTGTGGTGCCATTGCTTACTAGGGCGGTGCCAGAAGAACCAATACCTAGACGTGTAACAGAAGAGGCGCCAGAGCCTACGATAAGGTCTCCAGCTGTAGTAACTGTTGAGAGCGGAATCTTTGTAGTATCGGTAGGTGTTGCCCAAGCAAGGGTAGTTCCGTTGCTGGTTAGAGCCTGACCGTTAGTTCCAAGTCCCAAACGGGCTGGAGTGTTAGCAGATGACGCGTAAAGAAGGTCACCTGTTGTAGTAAGGATATTAGCAGGAGAGTTCTGCCAAGAAGCAGTAGTTCCGTTGCTTGTAAGAACCTTGTAGTTAGCGCCGATAGCAAGGGCTGAGTTAGTACCAGAGCCAGTTCCAATAAGGATATCGCCAGCTGCGGTGAAAGATGTTTGAGGAATGCTTGAAGCTGCGGTAGTCCAAACAGCTGTAGTTCCATTACTGGTTAGGTAAGTTCCATTGGCGCCAATACCTAGGCGGCTAACGGTGCTAGAGCCTGTTCCAACAATAAGGTCGCCTGCGGTAGTAACTGTAGACAAAGGAATCTTTGTTGTATCAGTTGGGGTTGCCCACTTGACACCTGAGGTCTGAGCGCTATCTGCAACCAAAGCCTGCCCATTAGTTCCTACAGCTAGGTTGGCTGGAGTGCTAGCGGCAGTTGCTACAAGGATAGAACCTTTAGCAGAGTATGTTGTTGTAATGCTGTTAGTTCCAGTGATAACACCTGCGGCTGTGATATAGGCAAGAGGTGTGCCTGTAGAGTCTTGCCACTCCTGAAGGTTAGAGGTCTGGCTAGCGATAGCCTTAATAGATAGCGGCTTAGCGGTTGTGCTACCTACAGTAATAAGGTTAGTGGTTGTATCAGAGATAGAGGTTCTGATGAACTGGGTGTTTGAGCTCGATACAGTTCCAGCCCATGTGCCGTAGTGGATACCTGCAGGGTCTACATAAGAAGCTACTGTGCCATCTGAGAGCTGCCACTCTTGTAGGTTAGCTGACTGGCTAGCTGCGGCTTTGACAACAAAGCCTTTTGTAGCCGCAGAAGCTGGGGTTACAACGTTAGAACCGTCAGAGGTCTTCTTAAGATACTGGGTGTGAACATCAGCAACTACGCCGATTTCAATGTTGTTTAGGCGGCTTACCAAAGACGAGAAAGCATAAGAGGAAGACTGATAAGTACCTGAGGAGGCTGCTCCACTAGACTGAGCTAGGTTAGTGCCGAGCGCTAACTCAATAGCATAAACCTCATCTTGAAGCGCATTTGGGTGTGATGCGTCAATGATGTCAGTAGTATTAGAGTGAGAGCTGAAACTAACTAAACTGGATGGAAACGAGGCCACGGTAATCCTTTCAGACTATACGCTCTACAGTAGAGCAAATAACGTTATTTTTCCGCCTAAACGTTAGCTCTGATGCTCTCCGTTAGGCCCTCTACCAGGTTTTGCGTAGGTTTTGATACGTGGCTTCTCGTCTGACAAGAACATCTTTCTAATGCCAAAGCGAGAATCATTTACGGTAAGCGGCTTAGGGTTAGCTGCTTTGAACTCTTTTTTTCTCATGGAGACCAACGACCCCACTGTTTACCTTGAGTGTCAACGCCTTTGATAGGCGACTTAACTCTTGTCAATCTATCGCGCCCAGCTGCTCCAACATTAGAAGATAGCTGTGCGGCTAGCTGTGTTGTCTTAGTCTCCGCTAGAAGAGAATGCTTCTTACGCCTCGCCACCAGAAGGGCCTTTGAATTGACGAGTGTGAGTCATTCCAGGAAGAGCTGGCTGTTTCCAGGCAGGAGGGCGTGTGTCTCTAGTCTTAGGTGCAGCTGGAGCCTTAGGTGCAGCAATTCCTTTTGCAGGAGCTCCAATAGCGCGTTGTGGAATAACATGCCACTCTGCATCAATGATTTCTGGCTCTGGACCTGGAAGACCACCAACTGGTTGCCTATCAACAACTTCACCATTGAGGACTTCTTTATCTTTACCGTGACCAGTAACTTTATCCTCAGAAGAGTATCCCAAACCGCCGCCACCGTTTTTTTTCTTGCCATATACCTTTTTAGACTTAGGCTTTTTAAACTTAGGACCATGCTTCTGGTTAGGCAGACGCTTTGCTATGTTTTGGGAGTTAGCTAGTTCTTGGCTCATACTCTAATTCTAGGTGCTTTCTCTCGCAGGAACGTGCTAAAGAGGGAACGACAAAGGACCTGCCACATAAGTCGCAGGTCCATCTGTCAGCCATTGGTTAAATTAGCTCCATAAGAGCTGCCCATGTCTTAGGCCCTACGATTCCGTTAGAGTCTAGGTTGTCATGGTTATCTTGGAACGCGATAACTTTTGCCTTTGTAGCTGGACCAAAGTCACCGTCTTCAACAAGAGTCAAAGCATGCTGAATAGCTTTAACTGCTTCTCCCTTATCTCCAGGCTTAATCTGACCAGGGAATGCTGGCTTAAGCGCTGGAACTGGGTCTACGTGAACTTCATTGCCCACATAGTTAGGGCGGCCGAAGCCAACGATAAAGACTGGAATGCCCTTAGCATTGCGCTTGTAGGCACGAACCTTCTTTACAGCTTCTCCACCATTTGCCTGTGAACCAGACTTCTTCTTATCTCCGCCAGTGTTACCTTCAATAGTAGTCACTGTGCCGTCTCCATTGTCCTTTACAACAATACCGACGTGCTCAATAGGGGCTCCACCTGTTACAAAGTCGAAGTAGACGATGTCGCCAGGCTCTGGCTTAGCTACTGCTGCGTCTGTCCAGGTGCCGAGCTTCTTAAAAGCTGCTGCGCCTGCCATTGTTGAAACAGTGTTAGGAATCTTTACGCCCGCTTGGTTCGCTACCCACATGCAGAACGAGCCGCACCATGGGAGGAAGTTAGCCTTAGTAAAGGCACCGTACTTAGTTTCGTTGTCTTTTGGACCTTCTACATAGCCTTCTTCTTTGAGGGCAATCTCTACCATCAAAGCGGCTGTGCCTTTGTCTGCCATTTGTTACTCCTTAGTTATAGTGTGGGTCGTTTTCTTTAGCAACTGGTGCAATTGTAATGGCTGTGCCTGTTTGATTGGCCTCAACCTGTAGGTCAGCTGCTGTCTTTGAATTGACGTCGACTGCTGCAAAGGCAGAGTTGATTTCATCTAGAGAGAGCTTGCCGTCGTTCATAAAGCCACGAGCTAGCTTTTCAACAACTGCAGCTACTGCAGTGAGACCAGCTACTGTGACAGCCTTTAGTACTGAGATGCCTGCGATAGAGCCAGCACCAATAACGCCGAGTCCGCTAGCAGCAAATACTGCGACGATTCTTAGTAGGATGTTTCCTGTTAATTTCATTATTACTTCTCCTTAGGGTTACGGATACGAAGGGTCACAATCCAGATAACGAATGAAACGAGGGTCACTTGACCGATAACGGTTTTAGCCGAACCAGTCAGGACTAGCCAGGCAGAGAAAAGACCGACAAAGGTCCAAATCTCGCTGAAGAAGTCAGCTGATACGTCCTTGCAGAACTGCCACATTCTTTTCATTAGTTTCCAAATCTCCTTCTCACGATAGCTCCAACTGCGACAGTTAGAACCAAGATTTTTTTAGCTTTCTTACGGGTTACTGGACTCATATCATTGCCAATGTTTGACATAGCAACGAACGCATGGTTTAGGGCCTGGACGCCTGGGACTACCGCAAGAGCCCCATCAACAGGGGTCTCAATAACGGGTACGGCAACGTCAGGTGCATTAAATGTTGTTCCGCCTGGTTGCCCAATAAATGTTTCACTTAAGGTTACCGCATCAGGTGGAATCTCAAGCCCTGAACCTGGTGGAGGGGCTGGAGGGGTTAGGGTTCCATCTTCAAGAACAACCTGTGGTGAGGTCTGAGTACCAAAGAACTGAATACCGCCATTCTCCACGCCCTTAACGTCTACCTGGACGTGAGGCACAAGAATCTCCACAGGCGCAGGCTTAGGCTTGTCTGTAGGTAGCTGAGCGGCATTATTAGGGACAATGCCAATCTCTTTAAAGACTTGAATCTCTGCAGGCTTCATGTAAGTTTCTGGTGCAACAGCTGGCTTCCAGGTCTCAGCTGTAGTATCTTTAGTCACTACAACAATAGGAGGTGGCGGTGGAGGAGTCGGACCAGGAGCTGGAGTTGGCGGCTCAGAAGGCTTTGGAGAAGGCGAAGGTTCGATGGGCGGCGTTGGCTTTTGAGAGTCAGCCAGTGCCTGAGCAGCAGCTGCATCCGCAGCAGCCTTAGCATTAGCTTCTTCTTGAGCTAACCTTGCAGCTTCATCTTTAGCACGTTGCTCTTCATCAGCTTTCTTTTGAGCTTCTAACGCAGCATCTGCTGCCGCTTTATCAGCAGCTGCTTTCTCAGCTGCAGCAGCGTCTGCGGCTGCTTGTGCATCTTTCTCTGCTTGAATACGAGCGTCTTCCTCAGCTTTAGCCTTAGCTGCGTCTGCTTCTTTAGCAGCTTGCTCTGCAGCTATACGTGCATCCTCTGCAGCCTTAGCTTCGGCAGCAGCTTTCTCATTAGCCGCTTGCTGCGCGGCAGCTGCAGCCTCATCTTTGCGCCTCTGTTCAGCGATAGCTGCATCTCTAGCTGCTTTCTCTGCAGCAGCCTTCTCAGCTGCAAGTTTATCTGCTTCAGCTTTAGCTTTATATGCAGCTGCCTTTTCAGCCGCAGCCTTAGCTTCAGCTGCAACCTTCTCAGCGGCTATACGTGCTTCCTCAGCTAATCTTGCAGCCTCAGCTGCAGCAGCTCGCTCAGCGGCAATTCGTGCAGATTCAGCCGCATCTACTGTAGTTTTAACAATGTCTACTGCAGTCTCAAGAGCAGCCTTAGCATCGTTAGCCTTAGTGTTAGCCACATTAGCTAGGTCTACAGCAGTAGCAACGGCGGCTGTAGCTGTATCAGTTAACTGTGTTAGGTTTTCTTGAGCATTGGTTAGGTTTGCTTGAGCAGTAGTTAGGTTTTCTTGGGCAGTAGTTAGGTTTTGCTGTGCTTGGTCATAAGCAGCTTGTGCTGCAACAGTAGCGGCAGCATTATCGGAAGCAGCATGAACAGCAGCTGTGTAGGCATCCCAAGCCGCATTTCTCTCCGCAAGCTTTGTATCATAAGCAGCCTGAGCGGCTACAACGGCTTGGGCAGTAGTAGGAATAGCGGCCTGAGCTGCGACTGCTGCCGCCACTAATACTGGGTCTTTAGTGGTTGTAGTAGTTCCAAAGTTAGGCGCTGTAGGGCTTGTAAAGTAGCCAGTACCATCCGCTTTAGTGATACCCCAACCTAGGGTACAAACGGCGCCTCCACCGTTCTCGTAGTACCAAATAACAAAGCTATGCGACTTGTCAGTAGTCACGTCGTATACGGGGCTACGGTTACTCCAAGTAGGGCCCTGGTCTCTCCAGTTATTAATAGCAAGGTTTCCATTGACATACATAATGGCGCCATCGTCTGAATAGACTTGATAAAAGATATTTACAGCATCGGCTGGGACAGTGACTGTTCCTTCAAACTTTACAATCACACGGTCGGAAGGCCCATTAAGAACAGAACCGCTGCCCCAGTTATAGATAACCTGTGGGACAGTTGTTGTAAGGATAGGCGTGGAGTTAGCGGTAGGAAGGGCTGGTGTACGACCTGTGCCGTAATAGAGTGTTGCTGTTACCCCATTAGTTGTAGTGGTAACTGTGGAGTTATCCGCGGCAGCTTGAGCTATAGGTGCTGCAGTTACTGCTGCGTCTGCTGCTGCTTGAGCTGGAGCAATTTGGTCATGCAAAGGACCTAGCTCAGCGTTGGTGTTGTAGAAGTGAACGCAGGCAGAACCTTCTGTGCAAGCTGCTGCTGCGTCTAAAGCAGGCTGTGCCTCTTGTAAAGTAGTTAATGCGGTTTGGGCAGTAGTAACGGTTTCCGTGTCTATTGTGACTGCATTTTGAGCGAGGGCAACAACTGCAGTTTTGTCTTCTACTACTGAGGTTTGAGTAGCAACAGCTTGTATAGCAGTTACTGCTACTGCGGTGGCTGTGTCCGCAGCTTGAATAGCACTTACTGCAGCTTGAACCGCTGTAGTAGATGCTGCAACAGCTGCTTGAACTTCTGGGCTGCTCTTAGCTTCTGTTAACTTAGTTGGGGTATTAACAATGGTAGTGACGGCGGTCTCTGCCGCGGCGGATGCTGTGCTAACTGTAGCTGTGGCGGTATCTATAGTTGATACGGCAGAAGCTAGAGCATCTGCAAGGCTAGTGGTTGCCGTAGAGGTATCTAGGGCAGGCGAAATAGCTACCTGTTCGGTAGTGCTATCTGCGTGAGCATGTGATTGTCCAAACAAAAAAAGGAGTGTTGCAAGAAATAGTGCAGCGAATAGACGCTGTGCTTTTATAGTCTCTCCATTACAGATTCGGGGTCGAATAACTGTATTGCTTTAACAATGATACTAGCTTTTAACTTTTTTGCGTGGTGACCGCAGAACATTAATTCACCATTGATAAATGTAGCTACAACCTTAGCGGCTGCGCTACACGCGTCACAGCGGTCTTGGGCCGTTAGTTCTCTGCCGTCAACTACTGTTTGCATCTCTCTCCTTAGTTAAAGTCGCTCCCCGCGTGAGCGCTTAGAGTTCTCAATATCCTGACCGTTATCTGATAGAGGCATGACTCTATGGCGTTTTTCTAGCTCAGCTTGAGCCCGTTCATCTTGAGACTCAGACGTCCAAGACCAATCAACGCCCTCTAAATCCAAGTCTGGTTGGCGATGAGAGTCATGCTCTCTACGATGTGGTACGTGAGACATTACCAGCCTCTGTATGTAGGAATAACAGGCTTTAGAACGGTTCCAGCTCCAGGCGCTGACTTAACAGTAGAGCGTGGGCTAGGAACAGATGATGGAGAAGCTTTTGGTGCTGGTTGTGCAGCGCTGTGCGATGTTGTAGGTGTAGGGGAAGCAACTACACGACCGCGTCCTGGAACAACTGGAACTGCGTGGTACTGTTCGTTGCGTTGGCTATCAATAGCCCCAGTCATGTTTGGAATAGCGTGAGATTGCTCGTTGAGTTGGCTTGCATAACCAGGAGAAGCTGGCCCTACGCCTCCACCATTACCTGCTGCTGGACGAAGACGAGGAGGAGTTTCATTACGTGTTCTAGGGGTCTGAGGGGCAGCAGACCTTGCTGCTGGGGCAGGGGTTGCTTTAGCTCCATACTGCTTAGCATAGACATCACCTGTAGTGCGGCCTCTGCTATTAGAAGCATCGTTTCTTGCTAGAGATTCGGCAGCGTGGGCTCGGAGGGCGTATTCATCTCCAGGAAGAGTACCACTCCCTGTTGTTGGAGCAGCAGGAGCTGCAGCAGGTGCAGCAGGAGCTGCATCAGAGACGTCTGCTGCAGGTGTAGAATCTGGCTCGTTACCGCCATCCATCTGAGACTGTCCTGGGTTGTAAATCATTTCTCATTCTCCTTCTTGCCTGCTCGGCGCTTGTTCTCTTTAGCAACGTTCTTCTTACCAGAGATGGCCCGCAGGTTGCCTTTGGAGTCGTTGTTCTTATTATTATCCTTGTGGTCGACGTGTTTGTCTTTGCTTAACTTGCCGTTCTTTGACTCGTAATCGGCCCTGGCTTTGTTCTTAGACGTCGTATGCCATTTGCCGTCTTTACCCTTAGTCTTGTAGACATAGATAGGGCGCCCGCCGTTCTCAGCGGAACCCTTGTACGGTCCAAACTTCTTAGTCTCAGACATGATTAACCAAACGTAAAATCTCGACGACCAGCGCCGCCACCAGAACCACCTAACATACCTCCACCTAAAGGGCCCCCACCAACATATATCTTTGGTGTTGGCTTAGGTGCGATTGGTGTTGGCTTAGGGGCCATTCTAGGAGTAATAGGCGTAGAAGGTTTAGCAGTAGGAGTAGGCGTCGCATACGTCACTTTATTCTGCCAACCTGGTTCAGGCATACCATCGGCTTTAAAGGTATTCCGCATAGGGAATTGGGACTGTCCAGGAATCATTTAGTTTTACCTTTCTTCTTCTTTGCCATAGCCATGTTGTCAATAAGGTTAGGGTAAGGGCGTCCAGCAGCTTTAGCCCGTGCCTTGGCGGCTGACTTCTTCTTAGGAGATAAGGACTTATGTTTACCGCCATCAGGGTCTTTTTGGTCCCAGACTGGTTTCTCTTTAGCCATTCTTCTTATGCCAATCTCTAGTCGCCTTTACGCCAGCCTTGATGGTCTTGGCGCCTGCCTTTTTAGTAAGGTTAATTTTATCGTACTTGCCCTTGTTTCCAGCGTGGTCAACGATAACTTCGCCCTTTTTGTTCTTCTTGATTGTATGACCTTCGCCTGCAACCTTAATTGTCTTTGCCATTAACAGTCCCACTTTCGCAAAGACTTGTTAATGCGTGAGTTAGGGTCTTTGGCTGTCTTAGCAGAAGTATTAGCCTTCTTCATGCCTTCCATACGTGCGCAGAAAGATTTACGACGAGCTGCAGACTTAGGGGACTTAGCAGCCTTCTCCTTAGAGACAGGTGGCTTTAGATTAGAACCAGGGTGTGACTTCTCGTAGGACTTGCGCCCCTTCTCGTTCAAACCACCCTTAGGATTCTTGCCCTCTTTCTTTGTCCAAGCTTCTGACTTAGCCATTATGCCTCCTCTGACGTAGTACAAACACAGTTGCAAAGATTAGATACGCATACAGTCATATCCATCTCGTGGTCACACTTCTTACAGTATTTAGTATCAGCCATGCTATACCAACGAACTTGGGTTCCACTTGTCATTGTATGACTTAGTGGTAGGTAGTGGCATGAATGGGATTGTAGTTGGGGTCTTGGTAGGCGGTTTAGTAACAGTAGGAACATCTGTAATAGGTGGAGCAATCAGGGGAGTGCCTGTTGTTGTACCTGTTTGAGTTTGAGTTTGAGGTTTAGTTGGCGTAAATTGTCTAGCACGTGGTTGAGGGTGAGGCACATGTGGGTGTGTTATCGGTGTGCGCGTAGTAGGTGGGGTCCCTACCTTTGGCAACGGTGCTAGGCCTGGTCCTGGTGCTGTAATTGGACCTGGCGCAGTATCTGGACCTGGCGCAGTATCTGGACCTGGAGCTGTCTTTGGACCTGGTTGTGTCCCTGGTCCTGGCTTAGTGCCTGGTCCAGGTTTAGTTCCTGGCTTAGTGCCTGGCTTAGTGCCAGGTGTTGGCTTTGGTGTTGGCTTAGTAGTAGGTTTTGGAGTAGGGGTAGTAGTAGGTTTTGGAGGAGTTGTAGGCTGCGTTAGTGGAGGTACTGGAGTCCAACCAGGAATAGGTTTAGCAGGTTTAACTCCTGGGAAAGTATCTGGAACTGGAATAGGGTTAGTCTTAGGGGCTGGTTGAGGACGTGCTGGACGCACTGGTGTGCTTGGAATACGAGATGGGCGAGACGGAACCTTTGGAGCAGGAGCTGGCGCAGGTGCAGGTTTAGCAGGTGCGGGCTTAGCAGGCGCTGTCTTTGGAGGAAGTGTTATAGGCTCAAATGGTGGAATCTGAGTTGGCTTTTCAAAAGGATTAGGCATAGTTCCAGGCTTAGTAGCTGGCTTTGTGATAGTGGCTACAGCAGAGTTTTTACCAAACCTGTCGATAGCGCTGGCAGCATTTGTCCCTTGAGGAGTAAAGAAATTACTTGCGGATGGAAAACTAAACTGGTTTCCTGCTTTTGCTGATGGGGCTGCTACACCTCTAAAAGCGCTGGGTGTAGTAAAAGCTCTAGTAGGAGGCGTAACAGTTGGAGCAGCTGGAGCAGCTGGGGCTGTTCCGCCTGAAGGAGGATTAGATTTTGGCTTCGGAGGAGTTCTAGTCGTTGATGATGTAGAACGAGCTCGTGGTGGAACCTTTGAAGCTTTTGATGCAAGAGCATCTGCACCTACGGTTGCTACTTTAGCGGCCTGTGCACCAGCTTGAGCTGCTTTAGCTTCAACGGGTCCTAATTCTCCAACACCAGGTATAGCTGCAGCAACTGTTAAGCCAACTGTTCCAATACCTAGAGCTGCGTCACCGATACCAGCTAATCCTTTTGTTACGCGTCCCATAATGCTTAATGGTTTACCTGAGCTGTCTTTTCCAGAGGCAACCGCACCTAGGTTACGACCAGCGCTTCCAAAGTCAGCTGCACCCCATAATACGTTTGCAGCAGCGTTCTTGGTAGAGTTAACAACTCTGGAGGTTGTAATAGGACCAGGACCGATACCAAGTGTGTCTTTGACAGCGCCTGTAACACCAGTATTTTTTGCAGGTGTAGTTGGCTTTGGGGTAGCAGTAGCTTTAGGTGTTGGAGTAGCAGTAGCCTTTGCTGCTGGGGTAGTTGTTGCCTTAGGCGTTGGTGCAGCAGTAGCTTTAGGTGCTGGAGCTGTTGCCTTAGGTGCTGGAGTAGCAGTAGCTTTAGGTGCTGGCGTAGTTGTTGCCTTAGGCGTTGGTTTTAACGCTGGGTCAGTTGCTTTAGCAGCTGGGGCAGTAGCTCTTGGTGCTGCAACAGGTGGAGGGGTCGCTACCTTAGGTGCAGGAGCAGCCGCTTTTGTAGGCGCAGGTGCAGCAGCTTTTGTAGGTGCAGGAGCAGCCGCTTTAGTAGGCGCAGGTGCAGCAGCTTTTGTAGGAGCTGGTGTTGGTGCCTTTGCTGGAGTTTTAGCGGTAGCCACTCTTACCTCGTCTTCTTATTAATAGACCTGTTTAAAACATCTTGTGCTTGTTCGGATACATTATAGCGTCCATAGGTAGGCCTTGGCCCAGAGAACATGCCGTTGTTAACGTTACGTACCTCGTTAGAGACACTACGTGGCTTCTTTAGAGCAACCTTCTTCTTTTTCTTTGGTGGCTCTTTACCTTTGTCTGGTCCAAATGCGCGCTCAGCGCGTGAACGACCTACCGCTGGGTCTTTCATTTATCTAAAACTCTCAGGAGGCAGAGTCATCCCTGGTAAGTTAGGTTGGAAGTTCTCTACACGAGATTCACCCTTGCCTTTAGCAGTAGCTAAACCAAAGGTAGCTGGGTTTTGAACAAGAGTACTTTCGTCGGTTCCTTTTTGCGTTAGCCCTCTTGCCTTCTCTGCAGCAAATAAGCGCCTTGCAAAAGTTCTTCCGCCTTGTGAGAAAGTCTCAGGGTCTATCTGTGTCGTGTCAGATTCATCCCAATAGCGATGTCGGTCGTCTAATGCGCTTTGAATAGTGTTGTGTGCTGTGTCCCAATCATACTGGTTTCCTGTGTTTTGAATCTCAGGACCATTAGATAACCCAGCCCTAATCAAACGATTAACTAAAGGTCGGCTATGCGAAGAAAGATTATCTGAGTGTTGAACGTTCTGTCCCCATCGACTTTGCGACTCATTGTTTGCAGCTTCTAACAAAGAAGGGACTGTGTGCGTTACGTCTTTAGTAGACGCCATCAGCTCTACTTTAGGTGGTTGGCGAGTGTCTTCAAATAGAACACCCTGCCTAACTGCGCTTCTATTACCGTACTGGTCTGTTTCGTAGATGGTGTTGCCGTCTTCATCTCTTACTCTTGGGAACGCACTATCATTGTTTGTAACATCACCACTGTAGTACTCGGCCTCTTTATGCAGTCTATCAAGGTCTTTAAAATGCCCTTTAGGGCCTTCTACTTTAATAAGAGCTCCTGACTGGGTACCGACTACATTTTCTCCAGTGCCATGAAAAATCGTAAAAGAGTTATTGCCTGGGTCATTGAGATAAGTTCCATTTACGAACTCTCTTTTGCTTCTACCCACCTAGACCTCCAAGTAAAAAGGTAACTCCATCTGGACTGCTTCGCCCGATAGGACCTGAAGGACAAAGTCTTTGCCTTGTCGCAAAAGGTCTAGGTCTAGAGTATCTGATTTCTTGCTGTTAAAAAGGCTAGACATCTCACGGATATTTCTGATACTAGAGAACCAGTTCTCCTTATTAAGCACAGCATCGTGCGGAAGCTGACCAAGAAGAGGAGCTAGCTTATTTTGGATGCGGATGCTATGTGCGGAGAGGTCGGCAGAGCCTACAGGAAGTTCACCATATGTATTAAGGGAGTGAAGCCCCAAGACGCCCAACATCGCGGGAACATAGTGCCGTGACTCTTTAGTTGCATAGAGCATCATTAGAACGCCTGGTTGGTTCTTGGTAGGAACCGTATAGTTGCACCATACGCCAGCAGAACCACCTAGTTTGGTAGTTCCAGTCTCAAGCAAGAAGTTATGAGTGCCGTAGCTGAGGGTATGTCGTAATGTTGTCATACCTGAACCCTATACTACCCGTGGGTAGCGGTCAATTTACTTAGAGACGCCGCTTCCAGCACAGTTAGTGCAAGATGCACCTATGTGAGTTCCGCCTACGCCTAGCTTCAATCCGATACCGTACTTGTTGTAGTGGGACTCGGTGTTGCGTTGGTTCATAGGAACAAGGTCAGTCGCGCCATGCCCGTTACAGGTCTTACAGGTTGTGCGTGGTGCTGGACCTGATTCTGTTGGAGCAGCAGCAGCCTCTGGCTTTGCGGCAGCCTTCTTACGTGACTTCTTTGGTGCGCTTTCTTCTGCCATTACTGCTCCTTTGTTTTTTCTTTCTTATACTCTTGAAAGGCTACTATAAGTCTAGCGCTAAGCTTATCGGCAGTCTCGTTATGCTTCTCCGCGAAGTGATGTAACCAGTCGCTTGCCGAAAATTTGGTTGAAGCACACCCATTATTGATGTCAGACCAACAGACCTTGCCAAACTCAGCTTGTGGTCCTAGGTCGTCTATCTGGTCGATGAGCCATGCGGTAAACATTGGTCAAGTATGGCAAGAAATTTTTAGATACACCGTATAAAAGGGGCAGTTTAAAGTCGTGCCCAGGACAGGGTGTTACTTGATTTTGATGGTCTTTGGTTTGAGCTCTTCTGGAAGCTGACGCTCTACGGTGATGGTGAGTAGACCATCCTTCATAGTTGCGCCTGTTACCTCCATATACTCCCCGAGGAAGAACTTCTGTGACCATTGACGCTCGGCAATGCCTTGGTGAATCATGGTCTTGTTCTCTGTCTCGGTCTCCTTGCTGGAGACAGTGAGCTGGTCTTTCTCAAGGACGATGTCGATATCTTCCTTGGTGTAGCCTGCCACTGCCAGTTCTACCGTGTACTCAGTATCACTGACCTTAATGATGTTATACGGTGGGAAGGAGGTCGGCTTCTTTACGTTAGTAAGAGCCTGCCAACGAGATAGTTGGTCTTGGAAGCCCAGAAAGAACATATCGTTAAATAACGACGGTAGTGTTATCTGGGTGAAGGTAGTTGGTTCTTGTTTAGCTTTTTTTAAGAAAGGTTCCTGATGCCAGTCGTGCGGGGAACCTTGAGGGTAGCCTGATGCCATAATATATCTCCTTAGACGATATAAGTTAATTGAGACCCATTCGGCGTCTCGTCTATAAGTATATACCTAGAAACCGTATTTTTGGCACTCTTCGTCTAATTCGTACCAAGGCTTACCCCAACTGAACCCAGCCGCCTCTACCGATGTAAAACCCTCCTTGAGGAGTTGGTGCACACCGAGCATCTTCATTCTCTTTTTAAGGATGGCGTTTTCCTTGTTCTCCTCGGCAATCATGCCTCCATAGAGGATATAGAAGATTCCTTCCGCCTCCCACGGCGTAGGGTACTTCTTAGCAATCGCCTTGATGTTCTTCAGGACGTTTTCATCAATTTCCGCAGTCGTAGCCTCAAAGATAGAGACGAAGTCGTCATAGACCACATCACCCAGGAACAAGGCGAACTTCTTGAGCTTCTTGAAGTACCACTCGTCTTTCGGGTACTGAGGCCAATCCGCCACACTCACATGCACAGCCCAGTCATCAAAGCGTCCCGTAGCGAAATGAATCTCACCGCGAGAGAACTTAACCAGCAACCGCGCATTCTTCACACCGAACGGTACCATAAAAAGGCTACTGTCTAGTAATCTCCTTATGAATTTTATTAACCTCGTCCAAAGAAGCCTCATCGACGATAGTTCTAATCGAGATGCCACCATGGCTTATCTTTGCCATCTTAAGCGCCTCCTTAACCCCTTTTCTAGCAACACTAGCAAACTTGTCTAGTTGGTCAGGATTAATCTCTTTATCCGTTAGCCCGACAATCTCGACCTCTAACGTTATCTTCTGGTACTTTCTCATAACCGCATCATACCCTTTCGGCTACTGCCTGCCAATTCACCCTCTACCTATGGGGATTACCTGGCCCCTTTCCTGAGAACTGGCTGAGTTAACCCTGGGGGGTGGCTGAGAGGGGGCTGAGTAGAGCCGTTCACCTGCTGTTCATCTACGATTCATCTCTTATTAACCGTCAGTTTGCTCCTAGTTAATTTAATGCCCTAGATTACTCCTTGTAAGCGCCGAACGAGCGGTTACAGATTAGGAACACAGAATGTCACAGGAACGCATACACACGAACAACACCTACGACGTTGCACAACTAGCGGGCGTAGAAATGACTATCCGCCCACTCACCGCAGAAGGTGAGCACTATATCGCATTTAGCGCACATAAGTACCTTGCTG